TCTTATAAACACCTTTAGGTGCAATAAGAAGGAGGCCATTTATCTGGCCTTTATCGTAAAGCATTGCGGCATTATCCAGTAACACCTTTGATTTACCCGTACCCATTTCCATGAAGTACGCAAAATTTTCTTTATCCCATGATGCTTTTAATGCATCTAATTGATGTTGATATGGTTTTGTTTTAAATTTATAATTCATATATGTATTTACTTTTACTTTCTAAGTGTTATATATTGAATGAAAGGAATAAAGTCAATGGCTAAAGTATATTTAACTCAAGAAATTCCAGTAGATAAAGAAACAGGTAAACCAAAATATAATGTTTTGGGTGCTCAAAAATATGGTGACATAGTGACGCTGCTTCCTATGTATTCTCAGATAATCTTATCTCCCGGCCCACTTATTATAAAACTTAGAACGCTTCTAAAGAACTACACAAGTGAAGATTTTCTTTTATTATCAGGCGATCCAGCTATCATAGGAGTTGTATGTTCTGTTGTATCTGACATTACAAATGGAAAATACAAACTATTAAAGTGGGATAGACAAGAAAAAACATATTATCCAATCGAAGTAAATATTTTTCAAAAATAATACTTGACTTAATTATTATCATACCTTATTTAAGACGCATGAAAGTCAAACAGTTAAATAAGGAGAACACTATGGTAATAGACCTACGACAAGATGCACCTAATCAAACTGATGTGGTGGATCCTCAAACTCTTTCTGAAGAAGTTGAAAAGCTTCGTTCAATTCAAAATAAAATTGAACAAGCAGAAAGTGATTTGAAAAAACTAAAAGAAGATGAAAAACATTTTAGCTGTGTTATAATTCCTAAACTTATGTCAGACATGAATTTAGAATCTTTAACACTAAAAGATGGTTCATCTTTAAAAGTTAAAAAAGTTTATAGCACGACTATGAAAGCTGATAAAAGAGCTGAGTGCATTAAATGGCTTCGAGACTCTGGCTTAGGTGATATTGTGAAGAATAACATCACAGTAACATTTGGTCAGAACGAAGATAACAAGGCTATGGCTTATGCTAACCTTGCAAGAGAGAAGGGGTTTGAACCGACTCAAGAAGAGAAAGTTCACCCTTCTACTCTTAAAGTTACCCTTGAAGATTGGAAGAACAAAGGTAAAGAAGTTCCAGAAGATCTTTTTTGGGTGTTTGACGGTAGTCAAACAAAAATAAAAAATAAATAATAGACAAATAAAGGAGTAATATCATATGTCTACAAATAGTGCCCAAGTGGCAAAAAAAGATAATGCAGGTGCATTATCGACCATCAATCTCAGAAATGATTCTGGGAGAGGTGCAGAGGAAATAAAATCGGACGATATGTCGACACCGATTTTAAAAATCCTACATCAACTTTCACCTGAATGTAATTCCAATGATGCAAAATACGTCGAAGGTTCTAAACCTGGAATGATATATGCTAAAGGAATTGGAACTTTAGTTGATGGTAACCAAGGAGTGGATATTATAGTTGCGCATGCGCAGACTAGATATCCTGAATGGGCTGACATGGGTGACACCGCAGCACCTCCTGTCATGACTCACTTAACTGTACCTAAAGATGCAGTTGAGGAAAGAAATGGTAAATACAGATTATCAAATGGTAATTATGTAGAGAAAACTGCTTACTTTTATGTAATTGTTCTAGGAGAAGAGCCTAGACCTGCAGTGATTACCATGAGATCATCCAATCTAACACCTGCGAGAGAATTGAATCAGTTGATTAAAAATCTAAGATTCAAAGATGACAAAGGTGTATACAATCCTGCAGCATATGCAGCAGTCTACAATTTGAAAACTGTTGGTAGAAATGCAGGCAGCAAAAGTTGGCATGTTTATAAACCATCTATGGTTAGACATATAGACGTGTCAAAAAAACAAGACGCTGATTTATACTTAATGGCACAAGAGTTACAAAAAACTGTAGCTAAAGGTAGTGTCCAACCTAAGTATGAAAAACAGACAACTGTTAAAAAAACAGAACAGATTGTTTAATTCCCTCGGGAATGTTGCAACTAAGAGCGCTGAAGGGAGACTGGAGGCGCTCTTTACCAAGAGGATTGTATGAAAGACTTTAAAACATTTTTTACAGGACTGGAAAGAGATTACGGATTCTGTAATATCGAAAAAGGATATAAAGACCCAACCACTGGTAAAATAAAATTTAATCCAGGTGATTATGGATGGGCGGGTAAACCAATTACCCATTTTGATTATAAACAACATTTAGATGGAACCAAATCTATAGGTATTCAACCTTGTGACGATCATGGTTATGCAAGGTTTGGTGCAATAGATATCGATCCAAAGATATATAAAAATTTAGATTATAAATTTTATTTAGATACTATTGAAACAAAAGAGTTACCATTAATACCAATAAGATCTAAAAGTGGTGGACTTCATTTATATGTATTTACAAAAGAACCTGTAAAAGCTTTACAAATAAAAGAGTTTTTAGAACAGGTTTTGTTTTTATTTAAACTACCATTAAAGACAGAAATATTTCCAAAGCAAACTAAATTAGGAACTAATCCAAATGGAGATAGAATAAATGGTAACTTTATAAATCTTCCATACTTTGGTGGTAATGAAAGAGTTGCTTTATCACCTACAGGTGAAGAAATGTCTTTAGAATTATTTTTGAAATGTGTTGAACTAAATCAATTGAGTGGAGAAGAACTAAAAGAAATACAAGATAGTTTTATTTCAAAAGAACTAAAAGGTGGTGGAGAAGAATTCAAAGATGGTCCACCTTGTTTAGAAATTTTAACAAAAGAAAAAATAACCATGACAGATTATAGAGATAGATTTTTATATAACTACATGGTGTTTGCTAAAAAGAAATATGCAGACAATTGGAAGAATAAGGTAATACAAGCAGCAAGAAATTATTTTGTATTTGATGCAGACTGGACTGACGATCATGTTAAAAAGAAAATAAAAGCTTGGGATAAACAAACTGCAGGTCATTTATGTAATCAAGAACCGATTAATACTGTTTGTGTAAAAGCAGAATGTGTAAAAAGAAAATATGGTATAGCATCTGAAACAAGAGCTACATGGCCAGTCTTAGGTAATTTGTTAAAGATAGATCATAAACCAGAACCTGAGTATTATTTTACAGTAGAAGCTGATAGTGGTGACACTATTCCTGTGCATGCAAAAACTAAAAATGAAATAAAAGATCAAAAAGAACTAAGAGGATTACTGATGGCGCAGGCTGATATACTTCCTCCACCATTGAAACAAATGGATTTCTATGAGATTCAAAAAGCATTGTTAGCTACAATAGATGTAGTGCAACCGGCTCCAGGGACTTCACCTTTAGATATATTGAAAAAACATTTAGAAGCATATGTAAATGGTGCGCAGGCTACAAACTATCATTCATTTAAATCAGGCTCACCTTTTAAAGATAAAGACTTTGTATATTTTATATATGATTCTTTTTATAATGATTATTTAAAAGACAGAGATTGGAAAAAAGATATTTCAAAAACTTCTTATATGATTATCAAACTTTTTGAAAAAGATAAAAGAGAATCGGAAGTAAAATTTGATGTTAGAAAAAGATATCCAGGTAAAGACTCTACTGGTAAAGCATTTCCTGCAATAAGAGGATGTGTAAAATTACCTTTATATTTATTTGAAGTAGAAGAAGAAGTAGATGAGAGCATAGAAATAGAATCAAAAGATAATATTGTATAATGATTTATAAATTTTACGGGCCACCAGGAACAGGTAAGACACATAGATTAATTAGCCGTGCTAAAGCATATGTAAGAGTAAAAACACCACTACATAAAATAGGTTACTTTGCATTTACTAAAACAGCTGCAAGAACAGCGAAAGCTAGAATGCCGGAAGAAGATAAAAAATTAGTTCACTTTCAAACCTTACACTCATTTGCATATCACACTCTTGGATTAGAAGAACAGGATGTAATGCAACCATATCATTATGAAGATCTTGGAAAAGAACTAGGTATTAGAGTTAAATATCAAGATAAATATAATAAAGAAGAAATAAATTATCTAACTTGTGATAATCCATATTTTCAAATGATTCACAAAGCTATGAATTTAAACATAACGGTTAGAGAATTGTATGACAGAAACGAACATAACTCTAAAGATATAGATTGGATTATGTTGAGACACATAGATAAGAACTTAAAAGAATATAAAAAGAAAAAAGAACTATATGACTTCAATGATATGATTAATGAATTAATTAATGAAGGAATAAAAAAAGAATTTGAAGTTATATTTATAGATGAAGCACAAGATTTATCTCCTTTGCAGTGGAGATTATATGATTTACTTAAAACAAAAACTAAAGATATTTACCTAGCTGGTGATGACGATCAAGCAATATTTGCATGGGCTGGAGCTGACGTTAATAGATTTATAAAAGAGCCTGCAAAAGAAAAAGTATTAATATATTCCAAAAGAATATCTAAGGCAGTTCAAGCAGAATCTACAATACCTGTAGATAAAATAGTAGGTTTAAAAAAACATAAAAAATATTTTGCTAGAAATTTTGAAGGAATGTCTCAAAGAATAAATAGATTAGATGAAGTAGATTTATCAAATGGAAAGTGGTTAATATTAACTAGAACTCAATCTAAACTTAAAAAGATAGCTGATGAATTAGAAAAAAGAAATTTATATTTTGAAAGTAAAAGAGGTAAAAGTTATAAATCAAGAATTTACAAAGCTGCAGTTAATTATACTAACTGGTGTAAAGGCGCAGCTTTAGATGATAAATATATAAAAGATATAAAAGAATATACTGGAGATTTGGAATGGCAAAAAGATAAAACTTGGTATCAAATGTTTATAAAAGCAAATCCTAAAGATAAAGATTATATAAGAACAATGTTATCTAAAGGAGAAAAATTAGATGAAGATGCTCGTATTTGGATATCTACCATACACGCAATAAAAGGTGGAGAAGAAGATAATGTTATACTTTGTTTAGATCTAGGTAACAAAGTAAAAAAAGCAATGCAGAAAAGTAATGACAAAGCTGATGAAGAACATAGAGTTTGGTATGTAGGTATTACAAGAGCAAGAAATAATTTATACAAACTAAAAGCAAACAAACAAAGTAATGAATATAAATTATAGAATTACACTTATGTGTAAACAGAACGGGATAGAAGAGGCATCTCTATGGAGAGTGGTAGCTTCATGCTTTAACGAGCGAAGTTGGTTCGGGGCCTTCGAATCCCAGTTTTTTATCATCCCCGTTAAATCAATAACTACCACATAACTAAAGGAGAAAAATGACAAATAAAGATATTTTCAAAGACGCATTTCCACAAGATAAACAGATAGGTGGAAATCATTACAAGAAGTTTTACATTCAACCCTATGAATTCATATCAAAGAACGATTTGAGTTTCTTTCAAGGAAATGTTATCAAGTATGTGTGTCGTTATAAAAATAAAAATGGCATACAAGACTTAGAAAAAATAATTCACTATTGTGAATTAGAAATTAAAAAAATGAAAGATAAAAAATGAGTGTAACATATGGATTAGGTATGTTTTTATTTGGTACAGTATGTTTAGTTATTGCATCCACAATAGCATATTTTATTATTAAACAAGTGATGAAAGAGGAGGACGAACCAACAAGGTTCGATGATTTAGAATGATAATGCCAGAAACAGAATGGATCCAACCAAAAGAATTTCCTGATTTAAGATCAGCAGATGAAATTGCAATTGACCTGGAGACAAGAGATCCGGATTTAAAATCAAAAGGATCTGGTTCTGTAATTGGTAATGGTGAAGTTGTAGGTATTGCTGTAGCTGTAGATGGATGGTCAGGTTACTATCCTATAGCTCATGGTAATGGAAAAAATATGGACAGAAAACAAGTTCTATCTTGGTTTAAAGATATTTGTGAATGTCCGGCTACAAAAATATTTCACAACGCTATGTACGACGTATGTTGGATAAGAAATTTAGGTATAAAAATCAATGGTTTAATAGTAGACACCATGATTGCTGCGTCACTGATTGATGAAAATAGATTTCAATACACATTAAATTCTTGCTCATGGACTTATTTATCAAAAACTAAAAATGAATCAAAACTAATTAAAGCTGCAAAAGAAAGAGGATTAGATCCTAAAGCGGAAATGTGGAAATTACCTGCAATGGAAGTTGGAGCATATGCAGAAAAAGATGCTGAACTAACTTTAGAACTTTGGCAAAAATTTAAAAAACAAATCGTTGAAGATGACTTGCAAGATATATTTAATCTTGAGACTGATCTTTTTCCTTGTCTTGTTGATATGAAATTTCTTGGCGTCCGAGTGGATGTGAGCAGAGCTCATGAATTGAAGCAACAACTACAGCTACAAGAAGATATGTTACTCCAAAGAATAAAAAAAGAAAGTACAATAGAACCTCAAATATGGGCAGCAAGAAGTATAGCCAAAGTTTTTGACCAACTTGGTTTAGAGTATGAGAGAACTGCGAAAGCCAACGAACCATCATTTACAAAAAATTTCCTTCTTAATCATAAACATCCTGTTGTTGGGATGATAGCAGAAGCTAGAAAGATAAACAAGGTAAGAACAACCTTTATTGATACTATATTAGAACACGAACATTTAGGCAGAATACATGCAGATATAAATCAAATAAGATCTGATGACGGAGGTACAGTTACAGGTAGATTTAGTTATTCAAATCCAAACTTACAACAAATACCAGCCAGGGATCCGGCTACAGGGCCTTTACTTAGATCTTTGTTTATACCTGAAGACAATTGTAAGTGGGGATGTTTTGATTACTCACAACAAGAGCCGAGACTTGTTGCACATTATGCATTAAGATTTAGTTTACCATCTGCGGTTACGATTTCAGAATCATATTCAAATGATCCTTCAACAGATTTTCATCAAATAGTTGCTGAGATGGCTGAAATAGATCGTAAAGATGCAAAAACAATTAACCTTGGTTTATTTTATGGAATGGGTAAAGCAAAACTACAAGCAGAATTAGGTGTATCAAAAGAAAAATCTGATGAGTTATTTAACACTTATCACAGTCGTGTACCTTTTGTTAAACAATTAATGAATGAAATAATGAGTGCAGCTCAATCAAGAGGGCAAATAAAAACATTATTAGGTAGACGTTGTCGTTTTCCAAAATACGAACCAATACTTAGAGGAAGTGATTGGGGAACTTATGTACCGGCAGAAGATCACGAAAGAATACTAGAACTACAGGCCATGGGTCCACATTTAAAAGACAGTGAAGATAAAATTATTAAAGACAAAGATGGTAATTCAAAAAGAAATTATTGGTATAATAATCCAATTAGAAGAGCTTTTACATACAAAGCTTTAAACAAACTTATTCAAGGATCTGCTGCAGATATGACAAAAAAGGCTATGGTAGATCTATATAGAGAAGGAATAATATCACACATACAAATACATGATGAATTAGATTTTTCTGTAGAGTCTGATGCACAAGCACAAAAAATAAAAGACATAATGGAAAATGCAGTTAGTTTAAAAGTTCCAAATAAAGTTGATTACGAGTCAGGTACAAACTGGGGTAATATAAAATAGTGTTCTCTAAAATAAGACAAGCTTACAAGGATAAAAAACCTACATTAGTAAAAAATGCAATTGCATTAGAATCATTTAGATTAAACTTTGATTTTAATATGATGTTTTCATTATATGCGAAACACAATGATTTAAAATTAGTTAATAAAAATTCAATTTTTTTAAGTCAAATATTAAATTTGAACAATATTAACATATTTAAAACTTATTTAAATTACATAGCTACTAATCTAAAAGATATATTTAATCCAGGTAATTTAGATTTTTTTTATTCTATAAAAGGAGAAGTAGGTTCGGCGCATAAAGACCCTGAAAATGTAATGATACTGGGTATAAAAAATATTACTTACTATCATATTAATGATAATGATTTACAGATTAGTCCAGGTGATGTATTATATGTACCGAAAAATATATTACATCATGCTTTCTCTTCGAGAGAAAGAATAGTATTAAGTTTATCATTATGGGAAAAATAATTTGTTATGGCTTATTTAAATGCAAACATACCACCTATCTATTGCAAAGTAAGGAAGGAGTATCTGTATGATTTGGACAAAAGCTATTCTAAAGATTCTGAAGACTGCGTGGTATTTGGGATTACTTCGATCTCAGGACGTGCGCTCCTTTTTAATATCATGCTACCCAATGGTGCGTGCTTTTGGCGTTTGCCTATCTCAGCGTTTTTCCAAAAACATTTTTCTAGAGCCGAAGTGCCGGATATGTCAGTCGACAAGCTTCAGTTGTGGAATTGTTTCAGCTATTGGCCTAGTGTTCATTGCTTTGATTTTCTTGCTGGTATAGACGGTAAATTTAGAGGAAAAGATAA